TTGTTAAAAAAAGCGACCCGATACATTGCCTAAAATGCTGAGAAGTACTATCTGAAAATGCAATACCACAATTCACACCATGACAGATGATAGAGGTGAGTAATGATAGGGAGAAGTGGCTAGATGAACCAAGAAAATTTATTGCATTTAGAGATTGAGAATATCATGTTTCTTTAGAAAAAAACAATATGAACTTCTATGAGATAAGAAAATACGCCAGACCACAGCCCCAAGAAGATATAGAGTTGCTACCAAAATGGACAGTAATAAATAATCAAACTGGCATGACACAGAATACTCCTTATGAGCAAATAGAACTCCTCACTAATGCAGTAAACCAACTCATAAAAGCTAATAAGAAACCCCTCTAACCCTAATATACTATTATGACTAAGAAATCAGAAAGAATATCACATACATTTAAAAAGTGAAAACTATATACAGTAGATACTACTTCCTGGTACCCGATAGCACATAAATATTTTAGAAAGCCAACGAAAGCAACCGAAGAATTTGATAAATGAGACCATTCGGATTGAGATATAGCTATACGGAGTTTTCATATTGAAACAATCATTACTTTTATCTAGCCCCTCCCCTCTACTTCCTCAATAAAGACTATGAACACAAAAGTAATAAAATATAACTGAAAATGGACTGTATCTTTCTGATACTGAGTTCAGTCATTTAAATTACTTACGTATTGTGATACCAAAAAAGAAGCGAAATGGCATGAGTCTATGCTAAAAGCCTGTTTTGAGAATTATATAAAATCTAAAGGTATCACTCTAACTCTTGACCTATCCGACCTCTCCCTCCCCGAATATGAGGAGACAAGGAAACAGCTTATACAACTTTTAACGAAATAGATATGAAAGAATCACAATACTCAATGATGTTAGCTTTTTTATCACTAATACTGGCAAAAATGTCTATCGGTGAAAATCTGTTCTATGTGTTGCTGTTTATGTCATTGTATTATTGTCTTAGCACTTTATTCTGGTATTACCAAGAAAACAAATAATACCCTCACCCAATAACCTACTATGCCTACAAAAACACCTCGTGAAATTGAAGAAAAACTCGAAGAAATAAAATACAACTTTCTGAACTATAACTGAGTTCACACAAAGGAATATATGTATGATTTTCTTGTAACTAAACCAGTTATTGCCCTCCTCGAAGAAGCAAGACAGGAGATGAAAAATAAAATTAGTATAGAAGTACAAGAAAGAGTAGACTCTTGAAACAATGTTATAGATGTAGACTTCGAAGAATTTATAAAATCACTCTAATACACTATGAAACCATCCGAATTAATACTACAACATGCAAGCGAAAACCCTCAGCCATGACAAACTCCAGAGATGATTCTATTATTCTCAATAATGAAGTTTTTAGATGCTCAACACGATAACAAATAATTTATGTCCCACCTCCAATACATAATAGAGAAATGCAGAGAAAAACTCTGACAAGATATAGTTCTTGCAAGTAATGACTCATGGCAAGAGAGAATCGACAAGGAAAATCACAACTCAGAAGCTCGTGAGATACACTTTCGACCTATAACCCTCCAAGATATACTTTTATGCCTATGATGAGATTTTAATATTGACTGAGATGGATGGATAAAGTATGAAACTAAACCAACATTTCATGCGGTAGACATTTTAGAATATACAGTAAAAAGAATATATCCAGTACAATACAACCTAACTAAATCCCCCTACGAACAAGAAGAACCTATATTGAAATTCATTGCCGAGAATCTAGGCTTTAACTCTAACCAATCGTAAGTATGAAGCCTATCGAAGATTACAATAAGTGAGAAATATTAGAAGCTATATTCTGATGTCTTTTCTTTTGCTCACTTATTTATTGAATATTTCATTTTATGAAATGGGAAGCAGAGAGACAAGATAAAGAAGAATTAGCACAACGAGAATACTGTGTAAAGAATAGTTTAGAGGTACACAAAACGCCCATTGTCTCAATAGAGAGGAATATGGTTTCATCTGGTGATGTACGATGAAGATGATTATTTGTTCTATGATTTGGGGTGTGAAGTATTAAAGGACAATCCAATGATAATTTCCGATATTACTACTATAAAAATACAGATAATGGCGGATTCGTTCTAGATTCTATCCCAGCAACCACAGAAATCATAGAAACGAACGCAGAGAAACCACATATAAAAAATACAATTACCAGAAAATGGGATAACTCACTTTATAATAGATGTGATACTCAATCTGTAAAACAATTGATAGTGCCGAAGAATACAATTACTAAAGATTTTCAACTCTAAACCCTTAGGATATAAAGAATAAACTATGCCATTACCACCAAATAATTATTTATGCTTAGAGTGTGTGCAGAAATCTTCTGTCTGTCTTTGAATAAATCCAGTAGAATATGAGAGAAAAAATGATAACTGTTTATCTTGCTGAAAAACAATAAATATGATTCCATTAGTACATTACATAAAAGAGAGGATAGAAACTCTCAGAGAAAAAATGGATAAAGAAAAGAGCCAACACGAAGAATATACTCTTGAATACATGGATATTGTTTCAAGGCTCTCCGAACTGCAAGCTGTACTTTCTAAAATAGAGGAGCTATGAAAATAACTAAATGAAATTACACACTCAATCACGAAACATATCGTAATGAATACTGAGTTCTATTAGACAGGTTAGAACTCTCGGAAGCTTTACCAAACTGAGATTATCTCATCAAGTTCTTAGCACCACCTACGAAAGTAAAGAACTATTCAAAAGATACCGATGTTTTTGACGGTACTAATTGATACAATAAAAAGGATTTAGAAGAGATGCTAAACGATACTATCCAAGAGCTAAATAAATAATACTATGAAAACAGATAGGCAACTCCTAAATATCACCAGAAGAAAACTAAGAGAAGCTAACAAACAACTATTTTGGAAACAAGCAGAAGACGAATTGAGAGTACAGACTACAAACAAATTATTTAAAAGATTGCAGGAGTTGTGAGAATACCAAGATAGTTTCCTTTTAAATTGAGTAATTATTACAATAGTATCTTCTAATAAATAATATGATAACTAAAACCACTTGTACCTCGTCTTACTACTTCGAGCCTTTTTGGTTACAAAATGAATGGGTACAATGTGAGATTATCGGTAGAGAACAAATACAATGGAGAAGCCCCAAACAATTCACTTTAGAGCAAGTGAAGTTAGAATTTATCGAGGAAGCAAAACAAAGGGAAATAGAAAGAAAAAAGGCTCTTGCAAAACCATTGAATAACAATATAATTGTTCTATGAACTCCAGAGAGCAAAGAGTTATAATGACAAGAGAGCTAAATGTAATCTCTCTCACTCGAAGACAACTTGCCGAACAAATGGTAAAAGATGTCCTCAATAACTTTACTAACTCTGAGATATGAATAATTGCTAATGCGATTAAAGATGGAAACGGTATAAGACTTTTAGAACTAATGAAAAGGTAATGAAAAAGAAAGGAGATACATTATCTATTAACTGAATTACTTTCGTGATGAAAGGAACTCTTAATTATAAATTTATTTCACTCAATTCTAACCCTTGTGAATGCGATACTATAAGAATTAAGAATAAGACATACACTTTCACTTGCGAACCTACTAAAAAGAAAGACATACAAATAGGCTGGACTCTTCAAGAAACAGGAAAGAACATGATAGATAAAATACCAAATCTAAATGGTACATACAAAGAAACAATAGTAAGAACTAAGAGATGGTTTATGAAGGATAAAGTAGAAGAGTTTAGAAACTATACTTTCACAACAGAAGATAATGTAAGTTCTGGTTTTACTGATGTTGCTAATAAAACTTATTAATTATGCGAAGCGATAAGAAAACATATCTGTGATTTATTCATGATACTAAAACAGTAAAAGTAATAGATGATTCATCTATTACTCTGAAATTTAGATGGAAATGATTTTGTACTTGAGACTCTATAACTCTTGCTGGAAAAACTTACATAATAGAAAGACCAAACGATATACTTGATTGGTGAAACTATATGAATGAGCTTTTTACAAAATGGAGTGATAGATGATTTCAAATCAAATCAGTATTCTATCCAAGTAGGAGTTTATTTTCTATAAAGATAAGTAAATAGTATGGCTTACTCACAAGAACAAATTGAAACTATATTTAACTCTATACTTTGAGAGATAGAGAAATGAAGAGCAACAAGGGAAATACTAAAGGATAAGTGAATGCCTGATGTGACTACTTTCTATAAATGGCTGAGAGATGATGAAGAGAAAACCAAACAATACGCGCACGCGTGCGATATTAGAGCGGAAAACATATTCGATGAGATGCTTGATATTGCAGACGATAGTTCAAAGGACATAAAAATAGATAAAGACGGTAACGCAATAGTAAACCAAGATAACATACAAAGAGCTAGACTTAAAGTAGAAACTCGTAAATGGGTACTCGGTAAACTAAACCCTAAGAAGTTCGGTGATAAAATTGATATGACTTCTGGCTGAGAGAAAGTAGCTACTTATGTAATCACAACCAACCTCAATGACAAAGGAAGTGAATCTTAATTTCTCTCCGTTTATTCGGGAGGCTTTTGCAGATACACATAAATACACAGTAATACCAGCTTGACGACAATCTGGAAAGACTTGGTGAGCTACACAATGGCTTTGCTTAATGATGATGATAAACCCTAATTCTCGGTGATTATGGTGTGATACTGTGCAAGGGAATATCGGGAAGTATATTGACCGTTACTTTAGAACTATTCTCGGTGATTTGTGGTCTAGTGTAAAAGTAGACAATCAGAAATACATAATCACGTTTGCTAATGGAAGCATGATAGACTTCGGGAGTGCTGAAAGACCAGAGAACTTAGAATGATTCTCTTATGATTACGTTGTTTTAAACGAAGCTGGTATCATATTGAAGAAAGAATGACTCTGGGAGCGTACAATACAGCCCATGTGTAAGAAAGCTCAGGTGAAGATTATTTGAACGCCTAAGGGCAAAACAGACCAGAAGTATTTTGAGTTGTCTCAAATGGAGAGAATAGACGAAGAATGGAAAACATTTAACTACTCTTGTTACGCTTCTCCTTACTGGAAAGCTGAGGACTTGGATAAAATCAAAGAACAAGTTCCTAGTTATATCTGGAAGCAAGAATATCTGGCTGAGTTTGTTGATGTATACGAGAACTCAATGATTAACTATGAAGATTTACGTTTCTATGATGATGTAGATGTAACTCAATTCGTAGAAGTCTTTATGCACACTGATACAACTCACACAGGAAAGGAAACGAGCGATTATTCAGCTATTGGAGTAATCGGAGAAGGACTGGATAAGAACTTCTACCTATTAGACTTTATACTTGAGAAGCAAGACGTAGAAGCCCAAGCAAGAGCATCTATTGTTATGTATCAAAAATGGGAAAGTAAAGTGACGAAGTTTACCTACGATGAGAAAGCGAACCAATGATTTTGATTCTGGGTAAAGAAACTTGCCAAAGAGGAGTATTGAATTTCCCTCCCTATTCGTGAGCTAAAATACCCAAGTGATAAGGTTACTCACTTTACTCCTCACGTTCCACACTTTAGAGCTAATAGAGTTTATTTACCAAAGAATCATAAAAGGATTAACACTTTAGTAGACCAGATTATTGCCTTTCCTACGAAAGAAGTAAACGATGATGCTGTGGATTTACTCTCTGGTCTGCTTGATAATTTCCACAAGAATAGATGACCTGTTTGAGAAGTCATACAATGAAACGATGAAATAATGGAAAGTTTCGAGATAGACGATATGTGAATGTTGCCAGAAGACATGGAAGAGGAAGAGACTTTGATAACAGATGTGGAAATGTCCCCCTACTAGTACAAAAAATAAAATAGTATTTATAATATAATCATGCCTAAATATTCCAATCCTGATTTACTCTCTCAAGTGAGAGATGAACATATAAGATGACTCAATTCAGTCATTGCAATTAGAAACGATTTCATAGAGGAAGACTTAATCTTCTTCGACCAGCGTAAAGAGAAGGAAAGTATCGGTGATACAACTTTCTTTAACGTTGTATGGGCTTACATGGCACGAACTTATACTGAAAGACCAATTAGTACCTTTGAAGCGAAAGAATTTAACCAGATGCAAAAATACTTTGTTGATAACTTGAACGCAGTAAAAGACACAGACCTAGAAAGTGAGGATTTTGAGAACATGAGATTTCAAATGAAATTCGATACTTACAGATACGGTGCTGGTATCGCTGCTCTCACATGATGGGATTGAGTCGCTAAACGTCCTATCTTTGAAGTCGTAAAACCTCAGTGTGTTATTCCTGACCCTGATGGAGATTATCAGAGTAAGATATTTAACTTTATAGGCTTCGAGACCCAGAAGAGAAAAGACCAACTTCCTGATGATTATGACAAAGAAGCCCTCCAATTTACAAAAAAGATAACAGCTAATGAAGCGAGCTTAAAGAGCGCAAACAATGTCCTCGATATTTCTAACGATAGTAACAATCCTGTTTACGATGTTTACTATCACTTTACTACTTACGAAGGTGAGAAGTATTTGGTAGTAACTGGTAACAACGATTCAGTGATTCTATACATGGAGAAACTTGAACCTGTTACTAAGGAAGAGAAGAAAGAGAATAACTTAATTCCTTTCCCTGTTCTTATCAACAACTGGCGACCTGACCGTTCTACTATATTTGGTCAAAGACTTGCAACAGTATGCAAGAATATCCAAATGGCTATTGTCCTTATCCAGAACCTCAGATACAAAAAGGATAAAGCAGAACTCTATCCAATGTATCTTTACAATACGAGACTTATCAAAAGACCTGCTGACCTAGATATGGGATTTAATAAGTTTATACCTACAAATCCTGATGACGGAGAGAACATAAATAACGCTATTGCTCCTTTCCCTAAAGATGTACGAAGTGACAACAGTGAGACTATTACTGACATGCTCCAGACTAATCTTTCTCGCTCTACAAGTGGAATCGGTGGGAATGTAGCCAATGGAACAACACCAGAAACTCGACAGACTTTAGGAGTGCAAGAAATGGTACAGAATAGCACAGATGTAAGTATCGCTCTCGATGATAAAATACAATCATGGTTTGACCGTGACTTTCTCCGTCTTTGGCTTCGTTCTTACCTAGAGAATTTCAAGGCTGGAGATAAGAAGATAGCGAAGATTAAAACAGGTATGGGATTTGTTAATCAGCAACTCACACGTGAACAATTCCTCGGTTATGTAGAAGTCTCAGTTAAAGTCATCTCTTCTAGTGAGAAAGAAAAAGACATGCTCAAGGATAGAACAGCTCTTAACAATACGTTCGCTATTCTTCAAGGCATTGAACGACCAAAGATTGCACAGGATTTACATGCTCGTGAAGTTCTCGAATCAAATGGTATAGAATCTCAAAAGGCTAATGTTTTTGTGCCTCAGTCTCCTCAGGAGATTATAGCCTATCAAGAGAACATCTTACTGAATCAAGGTATAAGTTTACCAATCAATGAAACAGATGACCACCTGACTCATCTTTTAATAAATGATGGCTGTCTCGATACAGTCGCTAAGTCTCTACACATGCAAGCACATTTAGACGCTTATACTAGAATCCAAGCAACTCAACCTAAATTGAATGAAGGAATGGTAGAAGCAGACCAATCAGCTAAAAATATTCAAAGTGCTATGACAGGTGCTAATATGGCACAGCAAAACTCACAGCTTCAAAGCATTTAATTTTTAACTCCTTTTAATGGAAAAAACTATTTCAGACGAACTGAAGGCTTATAAAGACCTTCGAGCTTACGAACAGAGTGACGAGTGGAAAGCACTTGATAAATGACTCGATGACTGTATCAACGTAGCAGAGCAAAAGATAATGGATAGCAAAGGTGATACTAAAATCACTAAGTCTACTCATTGTGTTATGTGGGCTAGACAAGAACTCTATGATAAGTTCCTCAAGGATATTAAAGATGAGAAAGCAGAATATCTCCGTGAACTTCTTGTAAAAGAAATTGATGCTATTCTCTCTCAGATTCTCTACAAGGTTATGGACGAAATGGGTGTATCATTAGACTCTCCTATTTTCAGCAAAACAGACCTTCTTCGATTCGATGTAAAGAGCTTTCATTATCTCAAGAGTTTGCTCAAAAATACCATCGCTACTCTCGACCCTAACAAAAAAGGTACAAAAGATTCTATGAATCCTTATAATGAGGATTACTCAAATGACCTTGTACAACCTCAGCCAGAAACAGAAGAAATACCTGCGTAATAATTTGATAGTATTCCCGAGCAATCGGGGCTATCATTCAGGTTATTACCTGAGCTCCTCGGAGCAATACTTTTAACCATTTAATTATGGATAACGAAGAAGAACTAGTCGATGTTAATGCTAACCTCGATGAAACTGAAAACGTTGAGTCTGCTGACTCTGACGAAAGTCTAAACAGCGAAGGGGAAGACAACACCCCAGCTAAGAAAAATAAGTCGAACTGGAAGAAGTTGAAAGGTGAGAATAAAGCTCTCAAGGCTGAACTCGCTAAATACAAATCTTCCTCAGATGATTCTGAGTCTGATGACGAAGACGATTCTGACGATGAGGATACAGATGAGCCTGTTTCTACACAGTACGCTCCTATCGAGCTGAAAGTTCTCTTTTTAGAGAATCCAAGCGCAAAGGACTACGAAGATGAAATTAGAGCTAATCTGAAAAAATATCCTGATATGGATTTCGATGATGCTTTCAAACTAGCTAAAGCGGATAAGCCTGTTAGTGAGACCAAGCGCAACCTTTCACTTAGAAGCACTTCTAAGCCTAAGGATATATCAAGTCTCTCTCAAGAGGAAGCTCTCAAGTTACCAGATGGCGAATACCTTAAATGGGCAAGAGCTACTGGAAACGTGAAAGAATAATATCTGTATGTTGTAATCTTTTATTTACAACTATATTTTTTATGGCTAATAGCGTATCTGTCTTAAATCAACAGAAATACACCAAGACAGTGCAAGCACTCCTTCAAGAGTCACTTATTGCAATGGACTTGGCAAATATGGAGCTTCGCGCTTCATTCGGCAACGGTACTACAATTAACTACCCACGCCCAGTTTACAACAATGTTTCTCAGTATACTAAATACACAGCTCAAACTGAGTCTGATGTAGAGTACACAAACGAAACAATGACAGTAGACAACATCCCACAAATCACTTTCCAATATGACCCTGTGGATGAAATCGAAAACGGTTACGATGTTCTTGGCGACCAAGCTAAAAACAACGCTTTCCGTATGCGTCAGTATATCGAAGGTAAATTCTTCGAAGCTGCTGTCTCTTCTTACACAACTCCTTCTGCTGTTACAATCTCATCTGTTTCTACTGATGCTACATTCGTAGTTAAAGTTTACGGTGATGCTGTTGCTAACCTCCAGAATGCTGGTGTAGATGAGAAAGAACTTTGTACTGTTATTGACCCTTTCACTCTCCAGAAAATCGGTCAAGGTGCAATCGGTAATACTTTCCAAGTAGCTGATGAATCTTACAAACGTGGTTACATGGGTTCATTCCTCGGAACTAAACTCTATGTTACTCCAAACCTCACTGGTACTGCTATCCTCAACGTAGCTACAAATCCTACTGCTGATGACACAGTAACAATCGCTGGTGTAACTTGGACATTCAAGGCTACTCCTGCTTCTGCTGGTCAAATCGACATTGGAGCTAGTGCTGCTGCTACTCTTACTCTCTTGGCTGCTGCTGTAAACAACACTAACGGATATGCTGCTGGTGCCGGTTCTGCTACTGCTTACTTTGAAGTAACAAAAGCAAATCGTGCTAAGCTCGCTGGTATCTCTGCAACAGTTGTTGGTACTACTCTCGTGATTACATCACTCCGTGGTTACCGACCTGTTTCTCAGACTCTCACAGATGCTGCTGATAAATGGGGCGCATTCTCTGTTAAGACCATCGTAATGCAGAGAAAGGCTATCGACATGGTACTCCAGAAGAATATCTCTCTCGCAATCCGTGAGGGTACTGGTCTTGCTATGAAGTATACAACATGGGGCAAATTCGGTGTTAAAACCTTCACAGAAGGTGCTGACCGTCTTTACTTCGTTCCTGTTATTCTCCAAGCTGCTGAATAATGTTAGAACCCCTCTTCGGAGGGGTTTTATGGATTATTTTTAACTCCAATTTATGTTCAAAGTTTACAACCACAGTTTACAGAAAGTAGAATACGTAGAAAAGATAGACCTCAATAAACACTGGAAAGAGTTTGGTGTTCCTTTTGATACTATCCCTGAAACTCCTAAAGAGAAAGTAGAGGAAACCGAAGAATCAGAGGAAGAAATTGTAGAAAAACCTACAAAAAGAAACAAAAAGTAATACACTTTATTTATGGCTTATACACCCCTAACCGTCATAACAGAAGCACTTGAACTTTCACACACTACCCTCGACCAAATCGGGGGGAGTAATGCTATTGGTCAAGCTACTTGTTTGCGTTGGCTCAACAAAGTAAAAGACAAGTTCTGGTCTGGCATCGTAACTGCTGTTGGTGAGGATTTCCGTTGGCAACAATGGACAACTAACAGTGTTGTAGGGCAATCTGAGTATCCTATGCTCGAAGTAGCTACTGATAGAGCAGGTACTAAGAAAATAGAATCTGTTTATGTAGCGTATGATAATACACTCTACGCTAACACTTCTAAACTAGAATACACAAAATGTACTCTTGTTACTCGTACATCACTCGAAAGAGAGTGGGAGTGGTACGAAGCTAATCAACCAGCGAATAAACCCCTTTATATAATCGCTGATAATTCTATCTTCATCGCACCTCTTCCTACTGTTGCAATTACTAATGGAATCAAGCTAACAGGTATTAGAAAGATTGTAGACTACACATCTGATACAGACGAAACAGGAATGGGTATCACTTCGGAATACTCTTCTGTACTCGTTCAAGGGCTTATCCCTTATATTTATAGATTTCAGGGCAAGATTAATGAGGCTAATGCTGAAACTGCTGAATACGAACGTCTCGAAACTAAAGCCCTCTACGATTTAGGCGATAGAACTACATGACCTTTCTACGCTAAATACCCAGACGAACAATACCGCTCCATTTTTAGCCCTTACGGACAACCAGAATGACTAATATAAATTCTTTTAATGGTGGAATGTGAAACGATGAGTACCTTTTAGGAGAAGGTCAATTTGTGTATTCTGAGAACTTGGATATTTACCGAGACCCCCGATGGGTTCAATTAGCGGTCAAACCTACGAACTATAAAACAGCTCTTCCATGAATGGTTTATATTATCGGCAATAACAGCTACAACGCTAACACCGTTACTAATGAAAGGGATATTTGGTTTGCTCTTGAGAATAAAGATATTATAGATGCTGAGGGAACTATGCGCTATCAGGGAAGCGTTCTGCGACCAGCAAATACATCAAACAACGGACACTGGAGAGCTTTTGAACTTATCCCATCAGGCAGTAACGCCACTTTTTGGGATTACAATGAGGGTATATTTATACCTTTCACTGTCACAACTCCAGCGAATCCTACATGGTTTCGTGATGACAACGCCTATACTGATAATTGGGAAGATTACACCTACGAAATGAATAACGGTAACTTTGCAAGTGTTGGTGCTAGTAGACCTTTCTATCAAATAGGAGATAGTATATTTTTTGGGGACTCACAAGACCAATGGAATATAGCAGTCACTTCGGAAGACGGAGGAATAGACGTGAGCTGACCATTCTGACCATGATATGCTACTCTGGCAACTTATAGACAAGGAATCAGCCAACCATGAGACGTGACTTTCTCCTCAGTTCACTCTGATAGTGTGTGGTCTGCTAGTTCTGCTCCTAATAGGCTCTCTACTGAGCTTTCTGCTGTCACAGTATTGGCTGGTGTAGCGAATGATGGTACTAAACAGCTCCAAGTAGAACGCTCTTCTAAAATCCTTCACGGAGTAAATAAGAATAACACTGATATTCTTGTTGCTGGTGATGTAAATACTTACACCTACGCAAATGGTACTGCTTCACCATCTTCTGCTACTTACAACTGTGTCTACGTTTACAAACACTATGGCTTTGGTGCTGATGCTCAACAGCTCATCGCAAAATCACGCTATCACAACAATATTGACGTAGCTTTCGGGAATCACGGCTCTACTTTCTACCTTATCGGTATTTACGGATTCACGAATTACAACTGGGCGAGGATTAATGATGTCGTTTATTGTATATCGAATAAGGATGATGTAGGTATGATTTATGCTTATGGTCATACTGTGGCAGGTGCTCCAGATGCTTGGAGCGTAGTTGTTTCAAAGAACAGCGCAGGAAAATCACTTAAACGTATCGGCTGTCTCTATCGTAATGCTACTAAAAACGGTTTCTTCTACACTTATGAAGACGAAGACGGAGTATTTGGTATAGATTACTACGATGACATTACTATCGACACTCCTACAAGCTACCAGCCGAGTGGAAAGATGTTTATTCGTACTGACGATGGAGCTGATATGAGTGCAGAAAAAGAAGTATTAGAATTAAAAGTATGATGCCGTGTGCCAGAAAATACAACTATTAAAATTTCATATATACTAGATAATAGTGGTACTGAAATACTCTATGACACTATCACAAACACCACTCAAGGAACGAACGAGTACAAGAAGTATCGAGGTAACAACCCAATTAGAGGTTTCAAATGTATATCTTGGTTTGTAGAGCTAACAACAACAGGTACATCAACACCTCAAATATTTAATTTCAACTATGACCTCTGAATCGTCAAAGCCTAAAAAACAAGAACTACCGAAGTTAGATATTAGCAAGCCAAAAAGTATTGGTACACTAAATCAATTTGAAGCGTATGACAAGTTTGGAACGATGCGAATAGATGGTCTAAAAGTAGTAGGAATAGAAACAACAACAGTAACACCAAATGCTCATATAGTCGCCTTTTATAAATGAATTAAAGTATTAATCCCTATCGAACAATAATATGGTTAAAACACAGCTTGTAGACCCACTCGGAAGAAATATATGAGGAATACCAAATCCTACGATTACAAATACTGTTGTAACGAATCCTATTCAGTGAGCGCAACCAGCTCCAGCACCTGTACCAGTTCCAACTGTTGCGCCTGTTGCTCCTCTTCCAGCCACAAAACCTGTAACTACTCCTTTACCTGAATACCAACTTCCAGAGAGTGTTACTTGAGTAAAACCATACGTATCTCCAACTCTACAAGCTAAAATTGACGCTAAAAAGCCACCTGTAACACCTGTTCAGCCTCCACCAGCACCAGTTACTACCGAAGAAGTAAAAACACCTGTTGTAGAGCCTGTAAAACCTGTCGAGACAAAACCAGTAGAAGTTCCGCCAGTATTAACTGATGCAGAAAAACAAGCTCAAGCCACTGGAGTTAAGTATTCAATGGTCAATGGAGTTCCTGAATATGCACCAACTAATAAAGAAGAAGCTCTCAAAATACTACAATCAGGTGGTAAATTTAGTGCAGAAAACGGTATGACTGCTGTCGCTAAGGCTAATCTCGATAAATATCGAAAGTATGCCCAGATGACTGACACTCAACTCGCTCAGAATATCGTAAACGGTAACGTCTCAAATCGTGAATTAGAACAAATCACTTCTATCAATCCTGATTTAGTCGCTAAGGCTAAAGATATGGCTCGTAAGAGTACGATTACCGATACAGCGAATACTATTCAAGTAGCTAATGATTCTATCGTAAAATGAGAGGATACACAAGTACAAAATAAAGCTCTTACAAACCTTTTAACTAAACTTGCTAAACTCGATGCTAACGCTGAAAGTTACGGGGATATAAAAGCTCGTGTGTATGCTAATTATCCAGACATGGAAGTAGCAAGAGGCGAAATAGTAAACGCTCAGACGCAACTTCGAGAACTTCAAAGAGCCAAACGAGATATATTTGAAGACTACAAAAAGAAGAATAGCTCTCTTCCTATTTCTATGATTATGGCAGGATATTCTGCTCTTTCAAAAGGAATAGATGACCAGATTTACGAAGTTAACGACACCCTTTCTCAAAATGTGGCTCTCTATAATTCTTACCTCGATGAAGCTAAATCAGAAATAGACTGGGAGGTAGGAAATCAACAGAAGCAAGAACAAAGACTATTTGACCTTTACTGAGTTACAAATGCTGCAGAAATCAGACAAGAAGACTTTGCAAGGGCAGATAAGAAGCTGGCTGATGAAATCGCAAGAACTGATAAAAAAGACAAGGAAACTCTCACTAGACTCGAACAACAACACCTCGATAACCTCAAGGAAGCTATCGCTAAACTTGGTGTTACTCCAGTCGGTGAAACTTATGATGATTTACTCGATGAATATGCTACTGCGGTAAGAAATCAACCTAGTGAAGTAAAGACAGGTCTTAAGGCTTGAGATTACTACCTAGAAGCATGACAGCTTAAACAAGTACCTGAATGAGGTACTTTTGGAGGAGGTGGAGACCTAAGACAATACGCTAGTCAATTTCCTCGTGAAGCTAGCTTAAAGAATAACAATCCAGCTGGAATTACATTTAATGATTCTTTTGCAAATCGTCTACAACAGGCTGGTATTGCTTTTGAAAAAGGAACTAATAGACCAGCGAACGAATGAGGCTCTTATTTTTCTTTCCCTACTATCGAAGAAGGATTTAAAGCGTATGACCTCCTTTGGTCTTCTCCAAGTTATACTAACTTAACACTCGGGCAAGCTCTTAACAGATGGAATACTGGAAGCACAGAAAAATGATATTGAAATCAAATATCTTCTGAGGTAGGAATAAATGCAGGAACAAAAGTATCTGACCTATCACCAGAACAACTTAGAAGTGTACAAATGTCTCAATTAAAAAGAGAAAGTCCTTGAATGTATAGAATACTTGGACAACAACAATCACAGAAATCAGACCCTTACTTGCAAGCGTTTAATGTTCTCGCTTTCGATAAGCCTACTCTCCAAAAACAAGAGCAGAAGGTATTACAGGATTTAATATCTTCTGGTAATGAAGCACAAGTGAGAACTAAACTTGAAAATCTTGCTTCTAATAATATCGAAGGAGCACCAGAAAAGACAGCATACCAACAAACAAGAACACTTGTTTCTTCACTTGAAAAAGTAAGACAGACTCTTGATAACCTGAAAGCTAAAGGCGTTAATACAGGTCTTCTAAAGGGTAAGTACGAAGATATTGCTAATAAGTTTGGTAAAGTATGAGACCCCGAAATAGCTAAACTCGGTGTAACACTTCGAGACCAGCTCGATTCTCTTAGACGTGCTAGGTCTGGTGCTGCTCTTACAGAATTTGAAGAAAAGTTCTATGACTCTATCTTCCCTTCTGCTGGTAAGTCTTATGATTTAAATGTAGCTGGTCTTGATGGTCTCCTAGATTCTCGCAAGGCGTTAAAGAACTCTTACCTACAGAATGCTTACGGTGATGAACTTTTTAACACTATTTGGTGAGAAAAACAAACACAGACACAAACAGAAAGCAAGAACAATATATTCACTCAGAATAAGACACAAACTACTACTGTTAATCCTTCGTCTATATGGCAATAACCTCTTATACACAAGAAGAAGCACAACTCGCACAAACAGCAAAATCTAACTGATACGATAGGGCTAGATTTGAGGCTGAGATTCTCCCTAAATTCAGAGCATGAGAAATTGATATAGAAGGTAATATTCAAGAAGCACCAGTCAAACCTAAAAGTATGGCTGATGTTTATAAGTCTACTCTATGAAAAGGCGTGGAAGCTATGAAAGGTCTGGCAAAATGATATGGAGAGGTAGTACAGTGATTACCAACAGGTGTAGCACGTGCTGTTGGTTCTACTGCCAGAGTAGTTTGAGGTGCATTAGATGTTACTCTTGGAAAGATACCTGAAGCAATCGTTCCATGATACAAAAGTGATTTTGGAAAATCTATGCAACAGATGGCAGAAGTTCCAGCAAGAGCAATAGAATCAATATGAGCTAAAGCATGATTAAATGCTGAATCAATACCTTCTAAGGTGGGGCAATTTGCAGGAGGGGCAATAGCTACCGCTCCAGTAGGTGAATGATTACTCGCATGAGCTGGTAAACTCGTTGCTCCTTTAGCAAAACCACTCACAAGATTAGTGAAGAGTGATGATATTATAGCTAACATATTACAACCAAGTGCATGACAGGCTAAATTATTTCCAAAGGCTAAAGAATGATTTAAGTATGTTCTTAAATATGCTCCTCCGAGTGTCCAAAAGAAACTTGCTAATGTAAAAACATTTTCTCAATTAGAGTGAGTATTCGATGATACAGCCAACTCTATCTATAAAGAAAAAGTATTGCCAGTTCTTGCAAAATCTACTTCACGAGTGAAGAATGCTAATATAGATGATGCTCTGCGTGGTCTTCAAGAGGCATACACAAATGTAGTAGGCGATGAAGCAAGAGCAGTACAAGAAACTCTCAAAGGTCTTATAAAACTCAATAAATGAAAAGGTCTTTCAGCACAAGAAATAACAAAATTAAAAACACTCCATACAAACGCTAATCAAATATTCACTCAAAAGTGAGTAGAGAAAGCGTGATTTAATGTAGACCAACTTGATGACGTTCGTTCTGCATTAAAAACACTTACAGAAAAGCTCGTCAAAAAAGATACAGGTGTAGATATTTCAAAAGCTAATGCTCGATATTGAGCTTTACAATCTGTTAAAAATCTTATCAGAGAGCAGATACAGGGTGCTACTTCGACAGCATGACGAGCAACTACACCTTGAAGAGCAGGGGCTTTAGTGGAAAAAGTTACTGAATTACCGTGAGTACAGCAAGCTATTGATGTGGCTGATGTAATTGTAAAGAAAAGCCCTCTCAAAATGCTAAGAAGTGGTAAAATAAACCCAGCAGAAGTTGAAAAACAATTACCTCAATTTATGAAAAGACTCATAGACCAAATACAAAAAGAAACCACCGTTAAATGAGTGGTTAAAAATCAGGGTAAAGTAAGAAAATGAGCTAAGTATCTTCTATCTTGAGTGACAAACACGATAAACAAAGCAATACAGCAATAATTCACAATATCCAATGAAAACTCCAAGCGAAAAATATAATAATCCACCACCTAAGAAACCAAACTATCACAATGGGAAGAAATAAGAATCACAAAATGTATCTAACAAATTCCATAAACATATTATACTTAATAAATAACTAAAACAATATGCCACTCAAAAAATGAAAATCACAGAAAGTAATCTCTGCTAATATCCGTACAGAAATGAAGCATTGAAAGCCACAAAAACAGGCTGTTGCAATCGCTCTTTATAAAGCTGGAGTAAAGAAGAAACTCAAAACAAATTCTCAGGCAATGAAAAAGTACAAATAAATTAATTCTATTTATAATAAAGTTATGCCAGCAGTACCAACATGGACACCTCGGGTAGAACCCGATTATGAAGATAGCATATTCTCAACAAATATACTCCCTGATAATCCACGTTATTACCCATTTTCCACCGCTATTCAGCCATGAGATAAAGGATACCTAATATTTAGCCCAAACTGGAACACTCCAAACTGGGTAACTCGAACCTAATATGACTAAAGCAACTATCATAGACCTGACAGAATCAACGACAAACGTTGAGGCAATGAACGACCTAAATGATAACTTTGATGCTCTTAATGCTCAACTTCCAGACGATGTAGACGGTGCTATCGTGAGTCGTCTTGGTACTCAGACTATAACGAATAAGACATTAACAGCTCCTACGATTACAAACCCGACAGTAAGTACAGGTACATTTACTAGCCCTGCTCTTGTAACTCCAGCTCTCGGTACTCCTACAAGTGGTACACTTACAAACTGTACTTTCCCTACACTCAACCAAAATACAACTGGTTCTGCTAACTCCCTCAAAAGTGCAACAGGAATAGTAGATGTGAGTGCTGCTAGTGCTCCAGTAGCAAATCAAGTATTGAAGGCTACAAGTGCAACAACAGCTACATGGCAAAACGATACTTCTGGCTTCTGGGATTTCAGCTCTCAACTCGCTTCTGACTTCGTAGTTACAAACAGTTCAACTCTTACTGATGTAACAGGTTTTAGTCTTCCAGTAGTAGCTGGTGAAAGATGGTATGTCCAGATACAAGGGTTTACAACAGCAAACGATACAACAGGAGACATAAAAGCAGACCTTATCACTACTGGTACTTGGGACACTTCTTGAGTAAAAAGAACATTCTATTATGGCGATACAGGAACTTTTACTTCTGCTCTCGCTGTTATGCCTTCAACTACTTCTACAACAAGTTGAGCTGCTGTAAACAGTGGAGATGGTACTATAAGACCTATTGAAATTGAAATAACTGTATCAATAACATGAAGTGGAAATATTAAATTCCAAATAGCTAATAACGCTGCTTCTGGTGGTAGAACTAGTACACTCAAGGCTGGTGCTTATATGCTTGCAAGAAAACTCTCTGTATAATATGAAAGAACTCAAATCACATACAATACAAAAAGGAGACGACTTTATTTCTTCTTATTCTATAAAGTGACTCGATAAGAATATAGTGTTCTGCATTAAGGACGACAACGAAGAACTACTCTACCAACCTTTCAAAAAGAATTGAGATGTCTATACTATAGAACTCGATGAAGACTTATTTGATGCCCTCGATAAAGGTAAATACACCTACTCAATTAGAATTCAAGACAAGCCACGCACTACTATTGGGAAAGGTTCACTAACTATCGAATAATGGAAGAAATTGAACTCAAAGATTTAGAAACTGAGGAAATAGAACTCGATGAAATCCCAGAGGAGGAAATCGAGGTTAAAGAAGTCTATGTAAAAGAAATAAAGACCGTAGAAATTGAAAAGAATATAAAAGGTCTTAATGGGAAAGACGGTACGAACTGAACCAATGGTAAAAACGGTCTCAACGGTAAAAACGGTAAAACTCCTACTAAATCTGAATTAAAAGCACTCATTAAAGAAGTATTCCCAGAGGATAAACTCCTAGAGAAACTTATAAAGAGAATGCCTAAACATGAGGTAGATTCTATCGAAATAGGAGAAGATAGAGGAGGAAAATTCATAAAGAAAGATGGTAAGAAAATGTATCTTACAAGTGGTATCTGACCTGTAATGAGTACAGGAGTACACGACTTTCTACATCTTACAGATGCTCCTAGCTCTTATGTAGGTCAAGCGTGAAAAATAGTAAAAGTGAAAGCAGATGAAACTGGTTTAGAATTTGGTACAGGTGGAGGCGGTGGCGGTACAGTAGACTCTGTTGTAGCATGACACGGAATAGACGTAGATGCTACTGACCCAGCTAATCCTATTGTAGCTGTCGATGAAAGTGAACTTGACCATAACTTACTATGAGGACTACAAGGCGGTACTACTGGACAGTATAATCACTTAACAAACGCTCAATTAACAGTAGTTCAAAACACGAGTGGTACAAATACTTGAGACCAAACTATAACTCTCACAGGAGCAGTAACAGGTAGTGGGACAGGTTCTTTTGCTACCACTCTTTCAAGTGGAATAGATGCAACTAAAATAGCAGATGGAAGCGTAAATAATACAGAATTTCAGTATATTAACTCTCTGACAAGCAACGCTCAGACACAGATTGATACGATTAACACTACCCTTTCACAACTAGACCAAGCAGTTATATTAAAAGGTCTTTGGGATGCTTCTGCTGGAACTTTCCCTTGAGGGGGAGTAGCACAAGCTGGCTGGTCTTATATCGTTTCGGTAGCAGGAACAGTAGACGGTGTTTCATTTGTTGTGAACGATAGAATCATCGCTATTACTGACAACGCATCAACAACTACATTTTTAAATAACTGGTTCAAAGCTGACTACACAGACCAAGTTCTGAGTGTGAACGGAGATACAGGTGCGGTAGTAGTAGACCTACAATCTGCAACTGACGAAGGGAACGTAACAACAAACGATATAGAAGTCGCTGGTGTAACAACACCGTGGACACAATTCGACACATGAGCTATACCTATCACAAACGCAGAAGGTCTCATGCAATGGAATGATACTGACTGAACGCTCGACTTAGGTATGAGTGCAGGAGATGTAACACTCCAAATAGGTCAGGAGATGTTCGCTAAAGTCCGAAACACAACTGGTGTAACTATTGATAATGGTACTCCTGTATATTACAGTGGAAGTCTTGGGAATAGACCCCTCATCTCACCAGCACAAGGGAATACAGCACCATCAGGAAACGTAGCAGGTGTAACGACTCAGGACATAGCAAATAATTCTGACGGTTTCATCACTACGATGGGGTATGTTCGGCATATCAAAACTAATTACTCTGGTTCTGGTATTTGGTGAACTACTTGGGCTGAGGGAGATATTCTCTATGTTTCAAAAACTAATCCTTGAGTTCTCACAAATGTAGAACCTGCTGTGCCTCATTTTTCAGATATTGTAGGTCAAGTTGGAGTTGTTGGTGCTCTCGGTACTGGTAGTATTCTTGTAAGAATCCAGCATGCTACCACTTTAGAGTCTCTTTCAGACGTAAACGGTACTCCTCTCACTACATCAGGGCAAATTCCAGTATGGAATAACACAGGTGGGTACTTTGATTTTATAGAAAATATAAATGATAAAGTAGACGGGAATGCGCCTATTACTGGAGCAACTAAAACTAAAATCACATACGATACGAAAGGTCTCGTAACTGCTGGTGCTGATGCTACAACTGCGGATATAGCTGACTCATCTAATAAACGATACGTCACGGATGCTCAACTTACAGTTATTGGAAACACAAGTGGCACAAACTCTGGAAATCAAACTATTACAAACACAAGTGACGCTACTTCTCATACTGTTACTCTTTCTGCGAGCGGTGGAAGTGTCCAACTTATCGAGGGTTCTAATATTACTTTAACGACTGGAGGTACTGCAAGTGCTGGTACAGTTACTATTGCTTCAACTGGTGGATGAACTCCAACAGCTATTACAGTAGCGAATGAAGCAACAGATACTACTTGTTTCCCATCTTTCTTTACTGCTGCAACTGGTGATTTATGACCTAAAACAAATACAGGTCTTACATATAATTCTAGCACTTCAAACCTCGGCTCTACAATAATGTCTGCAACGACTATTGAATTATGAGCTGGGGCAACAGATACCACACTTTCAAGAGCTAGCGCATGACAATTAGCAGTAGAAGGTGTTAATGTTCTTATGAATGGTGGTGCTCTAGGCACACCTTCTTCTTGAACTGTTACTAACCTCACAGGTACAGCCTCTATAAACATAAACGGTACAGTAGGGGCAACTACACCTACAACTGGTACTTTCACAACTGCAACAGTAAACACAGGTCTCGAAGTACAAAACACAGACACCACTATTACTCGTGCTTCTGCTGGTGATATTAACGTAGAAGGGAATATAGTTTACCGTGCTGGTGGTGCTGATGTCCCTGTTACTGATGGTGGTACTGGTCGGTCAACAGGTACTACCGCTTATTCACTCATAGCAACAGGTACAACAGCAACAGGAGCACAACAAACTCTAGCTAATGGAGCAACAACAGAAATACTCGTTGGTGGTGGTGCTTCTGCTCTCCCAGTATGGACAACGGCTACTGGTTCTGGTGCTCCTGTTCGTGCTACTAGTCCTGCTCTTGTTACTCCTGACCTCGGTACTCCATCAGCTCTCGTAGGGACTAATATAACAGGAACAGGCGCAAGTTATACAGCTGGTCAAGCTACTGCTGCTCTTGGTTTAAAATCAGCGACTACAACTGTTTCAGTAAGTGGTGCAACTGCTCCTAGTTCTGGTCAAGCACTCGTAGCTACTTCTTCGACTGCTGCAACTTGGCAATCAATCTCTGGAGGCTACTGGGATTTTGCTTATAAAATGACTGCTGACTTCACAGTAACAAATAGTTCTACATTTACTGATGTAACTTGAATGTCTTGCCCTGTTGCTGCTGGTGAATGTTGGTACTTTGAGATTATGGGTTCATCAGTTGCGAGTAATGCGACAGGAGATATAAAAATAGAAATACAGTCTTCTGGTGGTAATGCTTGGAATAGTGGTAGCGGATGATTGTGGATATATAGATGACCAGATTCGGCAGGTGCGCAAGGAATAGCTAACTGAAATATAGGTAGTCAACAAACTGTTCTTGGTAGTGCTGGTGGTAATGGTAGAACAATCAATGATGGTGATAACTTGGCAAGACCATTTTATCTTAACTTTCAAATTGTAACTACTGGTGCTACTGATGTAAAACTACAAACAGCTAATGTTTCTCCTGCATCTGGGCGCACATCAACAATCAAAGCAGGAACTTATATGCTAGGTCGCAAACTAACTTAATTTGCCTCCCATAAATAATACTTATAATAACTCTATGAACGATAAATTTTCTTTCCTACTCTCTACAAGATTCTGGGCTATCGTACTAGGCTCTGCAAGTACAGTCCTAGTATCTCCAGACTTCGCTAATGACGAGTGGTATGTCTCTCTCGGTAAGTTCCTCAGCTATGTAGCTGGTGGATTCACAGTAGTCAGAACAATAGACCGTAACATTTGAGACAAATAATATGGAAGAAATACTCATAACAATCTTCTCAGAAAAAGGCATAATCTATGGATTATTTGTATTCACCTTTTTTATGACTGTCTACAAATGAATACCGTACCTAGTTAGTAAGTTTGATAACGTAGTAAAACAATTCACTGAACTATCAGCACAACAACAAACAATATTTAAAAACTCTCTCGATAAAATAAGTGAATCTTTCCTAAACCAAATAGCGACTAGTAATGAATGGCATAAATCACACGCTGAACACCTCGCTAGAATAGAGGAATGAATAAAAAACTTATGAAAGAAATAAAAGAACACATAAAAGATATAATTATAATAATTATACTTTGAGTCATATCTCTCTTACTAGGGGCATTGTTTTTAAAAATAGAAGATTTAAAGAAACAAATACCAAACCAAGTACATGCTCTTGTAGAAAACACGATAAGAGATACAATGAAATCAGAATTTGAATACGACAGACAGACATTTAAGCTCGTAAATGAATAATATGCAATTTAAAAAAGTATTAAAAACAAACCCTAAGAAGTGACTTGTAAAAGTCCCTAAGAGCGACCCTAGACCATGAATAGTAAAAGTAAAACGAAAAGTAGGAAAGAATCCTCGCAAGTGGGCATAACCTTTTTAATATGGAAACATACTTCGGAATGTTACCTGAAAATAGTATTCAAGTCTCTCTTATCCAAAAAATGGCTAAGAAGATGTGAGTCTCTCCCGATTCTCTCTCCCCTCATTGGGTAGACCTCTATTCTCCTGTTTTTAGAGAATTATGGGAAAGCGGAGTCCATGACACCGAGACCATCGAAGAAAGACTCTACACCCCAACAGTAGGCTCAAATTACGCTGATATGGTGGCTTCTATTTTAATAGGCAAGCCTGATAAACGTTTAACCGAATAATATGCCAAGCGAAACTCACCTTATTGATTTAGATGCTCCAACAGGCGATGAATATATCGCTTGAAGTGATGATATATTCTCTCCAGACTTCTTTATAGAATACGGTGAAGAAACAACCTTTGAAAAACTCTACAATCAATTAGAGTTTCCTGAATACGGAAGAAATCTCTGTACAGGGTACTGACCGCTTACCACTCTATCAATAATAATGGGGAGAGAACTGACCAAAGAAGAACGCCTAGAGATAGTAAAGGCTCGTTCTGCCTCTGGAGACTTTGACCCAGCTATTGGAGGGTTTACGTCTATCGGTGTAGATGTAGTCCGAAGATGGTATAACACTAAATATCCAAGTGACCCTATACGCACAGCAATGGTAAACGAAAAAGAACTCTTAATAAAACTTGCTCAAAAGAATATTCCTATTACTACTTCTCTTCGTGGTAATCGTCAATTCACTCTCGACCAAGTAGACGGAGTAATGGACAAGCTTGACTACTGGAACTACCCATGAGCTAGATATGGACATTGTAGAACTCGAAGAACTCTTACTATCCTCGATAACTACGGAAAGAAATACCGATATAAGAACGTAGATGATTTGATGCTGTGTACTGACAAGGCTTTTGAGTCTAGGAACGTATTTATATTCTTTAAGGAGTCCAGTCTCTCAGACAAGGGAAAACGCTACCTACAAGGAATGAAAGATAAACTTTGGAACTGAGAGAGAGCCTGAGACAATATCACACGCTATGAGTGCTCTAGGATGGCAATAAAATTAAATCCTCTCGTACCTGAGAAGAATATCTGGAATAAAAAGGACAAAGACAAACCAGCTACTATATTTGAAGTAACTACCATGTTATCTAAAAGCTCTAAAGTTCCTGTATACCTTGGGACTGACAGGAATAAGGAGGTGAAACGATGAGACGTTATTGATTTAATCTATAAATGAGTAATATAATCTTGCTTTTATAAAAGGAAAGCACGAAATAACAAAGAATCCCTAGCAATAGGGATTTTTTGTATATAATTTAAATATGCTTGAAACAGAATGGCTCTATAACGACAACATAAACAAACTCTTAGAATGAGCTAAACTTCATATAGTGCAAGGAGAACCTTATGCTTGGATAGAAAAATGAGATGCGAGATATTATTTTCATAATTCTACTAAAAATCCAGTAGAAGAAGTAAAATACGAAACAATGACTGGAGAAAAGAAAAAGTACATTGTTTGATACGATGGTATGGAAATATGATAGTTGTAATTCTATTATAATTTATTAGAATTTATAAGCCTTTTATATGTGCTCATCATCTCAGTAAAACTCTGTTTTTCTGAATGGTGAGTTTTTTTGTGTTATCTATTGCAAAGTAAATTATATCAATATACTGATATTACTACATAAGTAGTATTTAATATTTAATTACAGTATATGCCGAATAAGTCTTTGGTAATATTCCGACCTTTCGAGGGTATGGAAGTGAAACAGGAAGTAGATACACTTTTATATAATGCTACTGATATGCTCAAGGCATACAACGCTAGCAAAGGAGATAATAAAGAGATGGGTAGTTACCTTCGGAATCAGTCTACAAAGGAATATATTGAGATTCTATACAGGGAAAATTCTAAAGATGCGAATTCGCATGTTATGATTTCAGAGGACAAACCAAAGGTAGATGGGGTAATATCAGTAAAGAAATGAAAGTTTTGAGGTACATGGATGAGCCAATATCTTTTGATGGATTTTGCAATGTGGCTCTCTCCTGAGTTCAAGCATAAAATAATAAAGTTTGTTCTTGATGGGGAATGACTAGCTATCGGCAGAAACAAAATTAAAGAGGGGTACAAAAGAATGTGCAACGCCATAGCTGAAAGCGGACATTCCAATTATCGAGATGAAGCTACTATGCTTAATGTACTCGTCTCAGGAAGTCCTAGCCCTAATCAGAGAGCTAGATATTGAGAGGATAAAATGGAACTCATGGATGATATGCAAAAGAGCAACGCTACTATGATACGACTATGAATGTCTCTCGAAGACCGCAAAAATGCTCTCGTAAAGGAGTATTTGTCATAATGAGTACAAATTGTATTCATACCTTTAGTGATATACAAGCTATAGTTGCAAAAAGTAGTTTATTGGTGTAGGATATGTGTACTTCGATAAACGACAAGGTTCACGACACGCCAAAGGCAGTTCACGAATCACCGTTCTCGCAGTAAAACCTTTATTTCCTGTCCTTTTATTATGCGTTCCCTTATCCTCCTCGCTCTCTTTTCAAGTAATCTCTTCGCAGATTATGGAGTAGCTCGTGTCTGGCATCTTACACAACGTACAGACAAAGAAGTCTGTGCAATTACAGTAGTAAAATTCACTTCTGGCAAAACCAAAGTAGAGCGTATTTGCTATTCTTTAAATAAGTAATTATGCTTGAAATCCTAAACATTATAAATATAATACACTCATCAAAAGAGTTCTGGAAAAACATTTGATTAAGAAGTAGGTGTATTGTGTCTCTTCCAGGACTCCACGATGCACCTATTTTTTATTGCTGATTTATGAAAGATATTCCAGGTTACGAGTGACGATACGCAGTAACGGAAGATGGAAAAGTTTGGAGCCATAATAGAATCAAAAAATATAAAAGAAATTGATTCTCCAGAAGCGATATTCTATATGGTAAATTTCTCAAACAAACTATAACACAGTACGGATATAAGAGTGTCCGAATTGGCAAAAAATGTGGTGAGAGATTCCATGCTTTTTTAGTCCACAGGTTAGTATGAATGACTTATATACCAAATCCAGAGAATAAACCACACATAAACCACAAAAACGGAATAAGAGATGATAACCGTATAGAAAACCTTGAATGGTGTACTAATTCTGAGAACCATCATCACAGAATACATGTACTGAAAACATGAATGACAGCAGAGCAATACAAAAAATATTGAGAAATGAGTAGAATTCGTATTTCAAAAAGAATATGAGCTTTTGATGACGAATGAAATTTAATACGAGAATTTTCCTCTATAAAATGTGCAGCTAAAGAAATGCATCTATGACCATATTCCATTTCACTAGCGTATAGATGAAAACAAGAAAAGGCTGGTGGTTTTATTTGGAAATTAATTAATAACTAAAATATATGCAATATTCTCCTCATCGCTTACGTATTTGAATTTCTAACGCAGAAAGTTCACTCCGTTGGCTCTCTCAAAAGAGACCTCAAAACATGTCACCACTAGAGACTAAAGCAGTAGAATTAAATATTCTCAGAATAAATAAGTTCCAAAAGCTCCTAGATGCTAGTAAATCTTTTACACCTCGTTATCTATAAATATGAAATATATACTACTAATAGTTACTTCTCTTGTCTTATGTTCGTGTTCAAATGATGAGTGTAAACTCTTAAAAGACGATACAGGATGAGTGATATGATTTGACTGTTTAAATCCTAATCAATAATTTATGTATGTCGACACTATCCATCGTCACACTCCACAAAGGAGTCAAAACCGAGAGCTTCCTTACAGATGACTCACTCCCACAGGACATTTTATCCGAAGAACATTTGGAAGATGAGTCCTTGCGTTCCTTATGAAAGTAGAGAAATCTTTATCTTATAAAAACTAATTATGCGACCTATAAAATATGAAGTGTGGGACAAACTTAACAGAAGAATGGCAAACTCTATTAGCAAAATTTGCTGGTTCTTAAACTGAGAAATTGCTAGTATATCCTATGAAGTATCAGAAATTGAAACAGTAACTCTGTATAAATGAGATTTTGAGTTACGACAGTTTACATGACTACTGGACAATAACCTTGTAGAAGTTTATTTTGATGACCTTGTGAAAGCACCATCTTGAGAAATATTCCAAGTTATTTGGTATGATGAGGAAATGAGAATAGCACTAAAACGCAAAGACACAATTTACAATTTTAATGTACCTCTTTATGAAGTTGTAGGCAATGTGTATGAACTCTTAACCAAATAATATGACTAATATATTTATTAAGAAAACACAAAAATCTTTACAGAACCATATATTTTGGTGAATGCTTTGAGCATTGTCATTATGACAAGAAATATGATGAGATTACACTAATATATGGCGTATTATACCAGTAATACTATGAAGTATTTGGATAATTATGAAATGCTGAATGATGAGGTGAAAATATACTATTCCAGTTTGGGCTATTACTATACTAGTAGCAAAGATTTTACTTTCTAAATAATCCCATGAACCATATAAGATGAGGTTTTATCCTCCTAGCCTCTTGAATTATTATCCTAGCGATACTTGTAACAGCTTTGAGGGCTAACGGTCTCGCCTGAGTGTCCTACTGAGACTATATAACTCAAAAGATGCCAGCTATCGTAGCTAATAAAGAGATTATCTACACCCAAGAGATGGAAGACAAAAGAATCGCCCTAGAACGTGCGAAAGTATCGAAACCAGTCAAAGTGACACCAAAAGTAGAAAAGAATCAGGAAAAGCCAAAAGAAGTCGAAATAGATACTTTGACGCTTGGACAAAAAGCGTGACTCTGAAAAACTTTCTCTGCCCAAGATAACGCTAGACTAGAAAGAATAGCAATATGCCAAGAGATGTACGATAAACACAAGGATAGAATAACCTACGAAGATAATGTAGTTATTCGTTGTGCTACTATGATGACTCTACAATATGCTTTTGAAAGCGGACACGGTAAGTCTAAAAAGTGTGTGAACCAACGAAATTGCTACGGGATAAAGAACAACAAACGGGATAGATGTATAAAATCTAGTAATTGATTCTGTACCTATTCAGCACAAATAGAATGAAGCCGTGACTATGCTGAAATGTTTATGAAGCATTATGAGGGATATAAGAGTCTTAAATGATATTTAGGGGTCTATTCTCCTGACGGAAATACAGCGTATCATAAATTTGTTATATCAAAATATCCAGCTACTTTTGAATGGTTTAAAAATAATCCAGCGTACTAGTCGCAATAACTCTCACTACTCATATTCTAAAATCCCCTCTTAATGCACGAGAGGGGATTTTTATTTCTAATCCACTAGACACTAATAATATTGTGTATACTAAAAAGCTATTCATTAGACACAACAGAGGGGATTTTTATTTCTCAAATATCCCATTTGTCCACCTACAATATCTTGCATTATTCTATGGGTAGGTATAATGTCTCTGTAATATTCAATTGTTTCCTTGGAAGGTATCAATAGAATATATAACGAAGAAACCCGTAAAACCCTAACCTTCCAGTTCTCGAAAGAGAAAAGGGCTGTAAGGGTTTTTTCGTATACAATCCACAAAGCAAACCCAGATAACTGGGAGGTCGCACACAAAGCTCCGTACTCTTACCTCTGTGTGATAACGATGGGAAATCCACCCACCCCTGTAAGATACACTCTGCCCTTTGGAACTCAACATACAAAGATAGAGTCATGGCTATAATAGAGAGCCATTGTAGAGCCACAGAGAGATATGGTACGCCCGCTATCTCGACGCTCAATCTCTTCGCTAGGATAAGTAGATGTAAATCTAACATACCGTTCCCTTATGAAAAAAGTATCTAGTGCCGTAGACCCCGTCCTCACCCGTACCACATTGGAATCTAACTCCAAAGATAAAGAAGAGTATAGAAAATACTTGAAGTCTACAAAGTGGAGAATCAAACGGAAAAGAATACTTGAAAAACAGTGCTACTGTCAGAAGTGTCTATCTACAAAACTGTTACAAGTGCATCATTTACATTATAGAAATATATTTAATGAAAAAGATTGAGACTTGGTTGTTTTGTGTGAGTTTTGCCATAAGAAACTACACAAGGATTTTGAAACTAGAGTACATAAATCTCAGACACTAGAAATATTTACGGGGATTCAAATCAATCGGTGGAGAATAGATACAAGTAAAATGACAAGCGACTGGAAAACCCTGCGAGAAGAAAAGATACAAAGAGAAAAAGAACAAGAAAGGGAACGGATTGATAAACTCCTCTTATCGAAAAAAACTATGAATAAGATGGCACAGGATAGAATAAGACAACGTATTAAAAACAAAAAGAAGAAACATAAGAAAGAACAAGTAACCAAATGGTCTAATCCTAAATATAATGCAGAGAAGAAAAAATTTGAATATGTCCCATATACTCCTCCCATATCTAAACGTGAACTAGCCAAGAAGAAACATAAACTTGCCTGAAAACATCTCTTTGAAAACGGAAAATATATAGGATTTCCCACACTTTAATTCTTAACTATAATAACACTATGAAATCTGATTGCTGTAACGCTTCTATTTACTATAACTGCATGATAGTTCCTGAGTGAGAAAAATTAGAAGATAACCTAGCTAAAAGTATGATTTGTGAGTCTTGCCAGAAACCTTGTTCTATAAGAATTGTTTTCCACCCCATTCTCCCGTAAGTAAAGTGTGTCATCTAATTATTAGTTGATTTATAGAGAGAAGTGAATAATATAAGAGTGTTTAATTTTAATTATTTATTATGTTTGCATGGATGTTCTCACGATTTGCCCCTTGGCTACCAACACAGGATGATGTAGAAAAATGGAGAAAAGAAGAAAAAGAATTTGCAAAGAGAGATTTACCTATCGAATGGGAAAACTTTTCAAGAGAAAACAAAAAATATTGAGATTGTATGAAAGAATTAGAAGCATCTTTTACACACGAACAAATGAAATTATGTCTCAATGCTAAAGTCACTTGAAGTAATTGCAGCTTTGCTAAGAATAGAATAGATATACTAAATACTAAAATAAACTCATAATATGTCCCTCGACTCCCTTATCTCCGAAAAGAAAGAAGAAATAAAACAATTGAGACGTGAGAAAAGAACCAAGTACCTAAAGGACTACTATCTCCGTGTTCTCAAGCCTAAACGACTATCTCTTAATAAGTAAGTATGAATTCAACAATTTCACTCATGAGATTACGTTTTGAAAAAGCAACAGAGGAATACTACAACTCTGAGGATTATAAGTGCAAATGTCCTCGATGTCTTTCTACAAAGAGCCTATCAAAATTATCGAGACAGTCATGGAAGAGCAATCTGCTTTCTTTGGGTTATTTTCTTCTCGCAAGGCAAAACATATTGAAAAGAATAAATGTGTAGACTGCTGAAATGAATTTGAAAACTCAGAGATTGCTTTGCTACAAAAAGCATACAGAGAGAAATATATTGAGAAACACAAGAACTACCAACTCAAAGCTATTCCTACTTCACTAGGATATGAATACAATTGAGAAATAGTTTATCTCTAGCCCCTCATAACCTAAAATAATATGCTCTATCTACTCCTCTTTCCTTTAGCTCTATTCTCTAGCTCAGCTTTTAAGTCTATACAACATAATGATAGAATTATAGAAGCCGAGGAAAGAAGACTCGAAAGAGATGAAAAGAGATTGCAAGAAATACTAGATAGGTGTGCTAAATTAAGATAATTATGGAACTCTCAGTAATTAACCTAACTACAATATGCGTACACCTCCAAAAACAAAACTATCTCTCGATAAAATACTTGAAGTTCTTTATGATTGGAGATGACAAGAATGAGGAAAACCAGACTATTTTTACTTCCATTCTTACGGAAAGGATTTAATAGAGCAATATATCGAGCAACTATGAAAGACTACCAACAAGAACTAGCAAAGCTCTCCGACTCTCAAAAACTCTCCCTCTGGAGCAAATGGGAGAAATCTAATCTCTCTAAGGAAAGTAAATACAGGGCAATTTACTACGAAGCTATAAAAAATTGATATTTAACTAAATAAAATTATGTATCACCCAACTGAAAAAGAACTCAAAGAAATGAAATTCAAATATGATAAGTATGTGAAATGGTGGGAGAAACTTCTATTTGGTATAAACTTAACATATGAAGAATGAGTTTGGAAAATGTATTCTGATAGTGGTACTGAGTTACTTATTCCTGAAAGCAAAGAAGACATAGAGACTATTATACGTTTATTAAAATAACATGGAATATATGCACTTACTCCCTAACCAGTTCATGACGTATTGAAAACCTATCCGTTATAAACTCGGTGATACAATACATAACTGAAAGAAAGGTGTAATAGTAGGGATAGCAGAGTATGGCTGAGGAGCTTTGATAACTACGGAAGTGACCACAAAATAAAGACTCGTCAAGTAAATAATGCAATAATCTCTTGCAATCATAAAGTATCTGAGTATACTTGCTATGTTCAATCAATAACTTCGTTTAACAGGCAATGCCGAACTAACAGACCTTTGATTAACACGCTCTTTATTTCTTTATTTTCCTTTTATGTCTGAACAAGTATACGACATTCCTCTTGATGATTCTGGATATTCCGAGCCATTCACAGTAGAAGATTTTATACGAGAAGCAGAAGAAGTATGAAAATGACTCTACGGAGATAAGATTGCTATTCATTGGCAACTCCTCAAATACGAGAGCCAAACAAGAAAGAAACCAAAAGACACTTGGTCTCTCGGGATATGCACAGGAGATTGAATATATGAAGATTGAAATTTTACTTCTAAACAAATACACAGCTAATATGAACTCAATTTATAAAGACATACCAGTCTGTGTTTTTGAAACAATAAACGCACAACTATCATTTTTATCAGAAAAAGAAGTACAAGAACAACTCCATAATGCTTGATTTGCATTCTCAGTTTACTGGTGGTATCAATCAAGACCGAAGATAACACTTAAATCTCTCTTACTCAAATAATATGGAAACTAAAAATATAAACCTTAAAGATTTACAAAAAGAACTACCATTTAAATGGAGAGTACAATCTTTCTCTAAAAATAAACCACTAGCTCAGTGTGTAGCATATATAGATTCTCGAAATGTACAGGAGCTATTAGACGAGGTTGTATGACCTGAAAACTGGCAAGATAAGTATTACCAAGTAAAAGACACTATGTTGTGTTCTATCGGAATTAAAATAGGTGGAGAATGGGTATGGAAGACAGACTGAGGTACTGAAACAGATATTGAATGAGAAAAGTGAGAACTTTCTGACTCTTTTAAACGAGCAGCAGTAAAATGGGGCATAGGTCGATTTCTTTACTCTATGAAGATACAATTTGTAGACTCAAACGAAGTAAAAACACAAAGCAACTATCCTTATGTAATAGATAAACAATGAAACCGTGTATACGACCTAACAACTTATATCAATAACTTAAAATAATATGGCAGAAAATAAAAACTACTTTGGTTGGTTTGAAAAGAAAATCAGCAAGAAAACAGGAAAAGAATATGGAAGTGGTAGTTTTAGTCCTAAAGATATAGAAAAACTTAATGAGCTGTCTAAACAATCTCCTAAAGGTTATGTTAATTTCTTTTGGAGCATATACCAAGATAAACCAAGTATTACATTGTGTGAGCCAAGAGATTTACCATCTCCTACAAACAATATCCACGACGTAGCGAATGAAATGTTCAGTAACAAAGTATCTATTGATGATGTACCTTTCTAATATGCTCTCTCTAAAAAACATAGAAATCTGACAAATAGCTACGATGAGTGATGGATGAGTAAAAATTACTCTCTATTCTCCTGAGCTACCACCAGAACAGATGGCGTACCTATTTCTTGCGAAGAAAACAGGTATAGCAGAACAAATAGATGTAGAAGAAAAGCCTAGTGATTGAAAGACTAATTCTCAACGTCTCAGAAACACTCTCTACGTTTACTGGGAACAAGTAAATAAACACGGATATAAATTCTTCAACGATTACTACCAAGCATGGCTTGAAAAAAAGATTGAAGAAATCAAAGAGAAGTTACCAGACCAAAAATAGTCCTAACCGACACTTTTATTTCCTTTCCTTTTTATTATGTTCGATTTCCTTTTTCACAAATGCCACGAGTCTCAAGCTGACAGAGTCCTAGAACTCTTGAAAAAGCATAAATGAGAGCCTGTATCTCTTCCTATGCTCCTCGATATTCGCCCTCGTATAGCTCACCACACTGAATGTATACGAAAGCTCCGAGACAGAGGATACAAGATAGACTGTAAGAGTTGGTTTACTAATCAGAACGGAAAGAAAGTACACTGTTCTCAATATACGTTCCACGGAATAGACTTACTCCCTAGAAATAAACATGAGAAAGCTACCTACACAAAAGAAGATATTAAAAAGGCTTTCAATGCTTGACTCAATATCGAAGCTCCCAATGCAGAGGCTTATTTACAAACTATTTAATTATGACAATACTTTCTTTTGACTGAATAGTTTACAAAATAAATGAGGATTCAGTAAAATCTGATAATACAGTAGATATAATACGAAAATTGATACAGGAATGACATCTTATAGAATATAAATAATATGAAAACCCTCCGCACGGCTCCTCAGATACTAGAGCATTATTCGCTCCACTGTGCCACTGATGACTACATGCTCAAGGCAATGAGACACTACGCACGAGTGAAGAGTGATAAAGCCTACGAACTCGGTTACCAAACAGCACTTAAGCAATTAACTAAATAACTATGTATAAACTATTTATAACAAAACAAATAGAAAATCCTGACTACGAAGAACAAATGAAATCATACAATGATAAATGGTCTGGCAGAAACATGGATTATCCACTCAAGTATATTGCGGGCAGGTCTTTAGAAGTAGAACTCACCGACGAAGAGTTTATGAAACTTAAATCTGAAACTATTAAAATATTCAAATAATGGACTACCAAACAAGAGTAAGCATTGTTCGTAACTACGAACTCCCAAAGGAAATAACAGATTTTGTAAAGAAACACTGACCTCTTACATCATACAACACTTGGTATAGCGAAAATTGAGTTCTTAAAACAAAATAATATGAAAGATGAATACTCAATGCAACACTACACATACGATGGAAGTTTTGTAGACTATAAAATAGAAGACTGAATAAAAATGGTCTACCAAACTTTCCCTAATGGTACACAACGAAAAGCACGATATGAAGATGGTAAATGGGAATATAATTTTAACTAACCATGAAAACACTCCAAGAAAAAAGAGCTAAGAAGAAAGCAATAGCAGAAAAGCTGTCAATACGCCAAGTATGAAAGACAACTACAAAGGAAAAGAAAGGAGCGACATGAGAATTTGAGTTGTTTAAGAGGATAGCACTAGAGAGAGCATTATCGAATGGGTGTGTTTCAGCAAAACATATAGCAAAGCCATGAGATACGACATTAACTTCTAGAGTAAATTGAGCAATCATAACTTGAATAGCAGTATGATGAGAAGAATGCTATAAACTGATAGCATTAGAAGACCTCACGCCTACCAACTTTAGCCACACGATACCAAAATCACGATGAGAAGAGCATAGGCTAGACCCCAGCAACATAGAAATCGTATCAAGAGCATGGCATCACTACGAACACACAAAGCAAATACTAAAAGTCGATTATCCAAACTAATATGCACATAACTCTCAAATGAAATCCTCGCTCTACACAATGGGCATACGCTCAGTCCTGAAAGATACGATTTATGAAAAAAGAGGCTAAGGAGCTCAAGAATAGTTACATACTACAAACTAGACTACAATACAAGTGAAAACCTCTCCTAGACACATTAGAAATTGAAATAAAGATATTCTTTTGAGATAGAAGAGTGAGAGACTGGGATAATTACCACAAGCTCTCAATGGACGCTCTGACAGGAATAATATTTGAAGACGATTCTCAAATAAAAAAAGCCACAGTAGAAATAATGGAAATAGACAAACAAAACCCTCGTATAGAACTAATAATAAACCCACTATGAACAAATACAACAAACTAAGACACGAAGCTAAGTATCGATATGATGAACTCGCTAAACTCACTACTACTAAACGTACTAATATACAAAACTGGTTTACTCGTAATAAACGTGATGTATTAAAGGACAAAGACTTTGAGTTTTACAAGGAAAGACTAGAAAAATGATTAATGAGAAAAGGAATTAGATTAAAGTAAATGCAATAATTACTTGCAATATGTAGAGAGATGAATATACTAACCTCACTTACTTCTAATTTCCTTTTATGCTTAAGACATTTATATTACAGAACACTTGGTTACCGTGAATAGAACACGGATTTGGTAATGGATATGTAATTTTGCCTGAGTGACACAAATATAATTGAGTTCACTATGACGACATACCAGTAGAGGTACATGGCGGTCTGACTTTCGGTAAGAAAGTAAAAGACATAAAGTGAGAACACTTTGCACCATTTATAAAAGACCTGAACCCAGAAGACTATATAGTTGGTTTTGATACATCACATTATGAAGACACCATAGAAAAATGGAGTGAGCGAGAAGTCGCACAGGAAGCCCACAAATTATCTGCACAATTATCACAATTATAATATGCAAAATCTCATCTTTCCTACCCTACTAGCTCTCCTCCTTACTTATCCTTTCTATAAAGGAATAACTTTCTTAACTAAATAGTATGATAACAAGAAAAGTAACTTGCGATAAATGCCAAAAAGAACTCACAACAGACTGACAGGGTGTTTACACTCTCAGTTATTGAAGTATCGCCTGAGAATGAATTGCGGGAGACAATCGAATACCACGCGATGCACATTTTTGTAAAGGATGTTTCTCTCAATATCTAGTTCCAATAATAACCAAATAACTATGCTCACTCTTACACACAACTGAAAAGAATATAAATGGGCTGATGAAGCTACTGAAATAGAATGAGCATGGCTCACGAATGATACTATTAAAAACATGATTAGAGTATGACTTTTGATAGAATTAAAAGAAAAACCCCTCTCCCAAAAAAGAGCTGAGGCAATAGAAAGAGGGAAAGAAGTCAAAGTAGAAATCACAGAAGATGAACACTGGCAATATGATAACTGAGTTCCTATTAGACCAAAGATAGCGAATAAAAGCTCTCTCAAAGTAGAATACTCTCTCGACTGAGAAAAGAAAACTATGGTACTCAATGAGTCCTCTATTCTCGAAAAGCTAAGGGAAGAACTGGAGAGGAGAAAAAATACAATGAAAGTAGATAATGATGAGGTAGAAAGTATTTATGAAGAATTACTTGAGTTCCTCACCTCCCTAGAGAAAGAAGAGCCAACTGAAAAAGACCCATGAGAAGAAGCATCACAATTATGCAATCATATTGTTAAAAAAAGCGACCCGATACATTGCCTAAAATGCTGAGAAGTACTATCTGAAAATGCAATACCACAATTCACACCATGACAGATGATAGAGGTGAGTAATGATAGGGAGAAGTGGCTAGATGA